GAAACAACTTTATTACATCAAGCGGAACCACTGTCATAGGGTTGCAACTTAATACGGCAGTAAACCAATACAATTGGCACTGGCGTATTGTTGGAAACTTGTTTACCGGATTCGACACATACGATATAGCGGTCTACAACGTAGGTGATGTAGTCATCAACAACAACCGATGCAAATCAAGTATTGCCAATAGTATAAAGGTATCAGGTGTATTTACAAATCATCCGGTCTATATCCGTGATAATTGGCTGGAGGGGGCTGTTGATTACGATAGTGCTGATTATAATGCTGGTGAGGTAATAATTGGTAACAATACCATTAGTGGTACTCAGTCTTTTGGTTCAGTATGGGCAACACATGGCAAACTAGATGGGGTAACGATTGGCGACACCACTCCTGCTGTTGGATCATTTTCATTAGTGAACACACACGCTGATGCAGAGTACATCAATACTGGCTCAACAATGACATTAAGTGATTATACCTTGGTCAATAGTTCTGTTTATCTGCTCACTATTTACGGTGAAAATGACACTAATGTAGCGAAGGGGCCTGGACTATATCAGATAACCACACAAGGTACTGACCATATTGTAACAACGGTAACTGACTATACAAATATGACAGTATCAGTTAATGCCAGCGATCAAATAGAAATTGCCAATGCAACAGGGTTCAATGTAATTATTAAGGTTGGCCTTGTGAGGCTAGTCTAAAGGAGAATGAAATGATTAGTTGGGAAATATCTACACTTCGCAGAAAGGCAGAGACAGGTGTAGTTAAGGAAGTAAAATGGACTGCCTATGATTCAGGGAAATCTATATCGGGATCATCAGTGCTAAAACCAAAAGATCCCAATGATCCAACATTTATAGATTATAGCGATCTAACTAAAGAGAAGGTTATTGACTGGATTGAGGAGGCTCTTTCAGCGGAAGGGCTGTCTGCCTTGCAAACAAAATTTTCTTTAGAGGACAGGCCATCCACCTTGACCGGCCTTCCTTGGGAGAAACCAATTATTAGTGCGCCACAGGTTGAGGCAATACAAAGCAAGAGGTTCAAAAATGTATAACAACGGAAACTCAAGTAAGAACGTAACAGGTGCATCAGTAGTTGATGGCACGATTGCCAATGCAGATATAGATTCTTCTGCTGCAATCGCTACAAGCAAACTCTCAGGAGCAGTCACAAGTATTACAAGTCATGGGCTATCATCTTCTGCAACTACAGATACTACAGATGCCAGCAATATTGGTAGCGGAACATTACCTAATGCTAGATTGAGTGCAGTACCTACCTCATCATTAACTGGAGCAGTCACAAGTATTGCTTCTCATGGATTGGCTTCATCAGCCACAACGGACACCACAAATGCAAGTAATATCGGTTCTGGAACATTATCTAATGACAGATTAAGTTTAGATATTAGCAACTCAGATGTAAACGCTTCTGCTGAAATAGCTCAATCGAAACTGGCAACACTGGCTATCACTGATTCAGAAGTGGCAGACAATGCTCTGTCTGGGAATAAGATTGATGGTGGAACAATCAGTAACTTCGCCTCTACTGGTATCGATGATAATGCTTCAAGCACAGCTCTGACTCTTCTAAGCAATGGATATATTGAAGCAACTAATGGCAGAGTAATCTCAACTATGACTAGTTGCGGTAATGTAAGCACAACTGCAACCGAGGTTACTCCTATAGGGGCAACTTACGGAGGAATAGCAATTGTATTTGGTAATAGTGGTGGAAATATGTTTTCAGATATTGTCTCTTTTTCACTATCTCAAACAGATGTTCTGTCCCAACAAAGCGTTTCTGGTGGTCCAGCAGGAAGGACATATACAGCAGCAGGAGGGCATCTAAAATTAGCAATGGCCAGTGGCACTTATGCTTGTCAATATTCTGATTTCACCAACAGTTCTGACGCATCATAAGGAGACTATTATGGAAATTATTTGGAAATGTAAGGCTTGTTCTGGAATGGATATAGTTGAGCGTATCACTTTTATAAGAGAAGGCACAACTGATAGTGGAGAGAAAATTATTGCTTCAGCAGTTCATATCCCATCTCACGATAAACTTTATAGAACAAGAGAACAATGGACTGACGAGGAAATAGACGCTATAGGAAATAATATTGTTGAAGATTTAGATGAAGAAATCAATAGAAAGAGTTTAGCTTCAACAGAAGAGCTTATAGCAAAACTAGAAGCAGATTTATTGTAATAAAAACCATAGGAGAATAACTAATGATCTCACTACACATACATGAAGATGTTAATAGCAACCAAACCGATTGCATTACCCCATCCGATACCTTCTATGAGGTTAAACTTGCAGGCTCTACTAACCAGCAACTAACGGCTCCAGCAAGTGCTGAGTTTGTTGTGTTCTCTGGTAACGGAGACTTCTACGTTCGTTATGATGGTTCTGCTGCAACGGTTCCATCCTCTGCAACCTGGACTACTGGCAACCAAGAGCTTAATCCTTCTGGTCGCAAGTGTGAGGCTGGAGATACCTTTGATGTGATTGCACCTATTGGAAACACTATCATTACAGCAACATTCTATTCATAAAGTCATGGATGCCGCTCTCTTCTGGAACGCTATACTTACACTGCTTGTGTCGTTCGGTGGCTGGATGGTGCGTTCTGTTATTGCAGACATTAAGGCACTAGAGAAGCAGATGTTTGAGTGTCAGTCTCAGATGAATGACAAGTTCATAAGGCGTGATGATTACCATGATGATATTGTTAGGATCGAATCAAAGCTAGATAAAATCTTTGATCTGATCGAGAAGAAAGCAGACAAATGAATACGAGTCACTGCTGGATGAAAGTACGAAGGTACATTCTCCTCCCACCAGTAGTGACTCTTTTAACGAGCTGCACAACTCATGTCTACAATGAACGTGTACTGATAGAGGATCACACCCAGCCTTTTCAGGAGCAATCATCTGATGCTGGATTCCCTGATCCGGTGTTGAGAGATAACTTGTTTGAAGCAAAGGAAATCTCAGAATCTATATATGACGAGGGTGACGTGTATAGAAAACTCTCAGGAGTACACGTATGTTTTCCGAGACTACAGGAGTGTTGATATGAAACTACGAGATAGAGCAGGAAAATTCATGGCAGATACAAAGTGGAACAGGCTATGCGTCAGATGCAGAGAGCATCAGGACGAGATCAAGATAATGGTACTAGCTGTCATTTTTCTTATCCTCTCAATTTCCAGCTTTATCACGCTGGCTATGTATGAGGCAGTAAACGGGTTGTTAGGCTAATGCTGGGTCTCCCCATCGAGGCGATCTCCATGCTTGGCTCCACTGTACTTGGTGGGTTAATGAAGCTTTGGGGAAATAATAGAGCCGACCTTGCTGATGAGCGCAAATACCAAGGTAAAACAGCTGAACAAATAGAGGCTATGACACAAAATGCGAGAGCTTATCAGACTTCTAATGCGGCATGGGTTAGACGTTTTATTGTTATTATGGTCCTTTTCCTTGGTGCTGCTATTGTATTATTGGCTCCATTAACAGGCCAAGTAACAAATGTACCAATTGAAGTAACAGAAGGATTTAAGTTTCTCTTTTTGGATTTCACGAATACGGTAACTAAGTACGTACAATTAGAAGGCTACGTTACACCAGAGTGGCTGCCCGTAGCCATCATGAATATTATAGGTTTCTACTTTGGATCTGCGGCGATGAGACGTTAATCATAGGTCTTCTCTCCATCTAATAGCTACGCAGTGAAATGGTATACCGTCATCTGTCAAGTCTGCATATTCACAAGTCACATGTTTACCAATATACTTTTCTTTTTGGCGAAGAGTTTTTATCTTTTGGTAAACAGGGCCTGGAGCTAAAGTCTTAAATGTACGGTCATTAGTTTCTAATACAAGAACTCCCCAACCTTCTCTAGAAGGAATAACATCTAAGCATTTATACTCAGCATCATGACGTTGTTTAACTTTAATCAAATCCTTAGAGCGCTTACCGATTCCGTATAACCCTTTATCATGGCGCAATATAGCGCCTTCATAACCTCTTTCTCTTTCTCTAACCCAATGGCCAAGAGTACCCCAACTTTCTTCATATCCAATGGTCTCTACAAGTTTTACTCTTGGTCCAAAGTTAAGAGCTAATAAATCAAGTAATGCTTTACGCGCACCATATTCCATCTTTGGATCGTGATGAGGAATCAAATCATATACATGGAACTCTAATAGATCCGTATTCACTTGGTAACGCTTAGCCCAAGAAGAAATAGTCTGTAATGAAGTTCCATGATGATAGAGCTCTCCATCAAGAGTAAAGTTATTACCATCAAGGATTTTATTGAGACTGTCAACAATTCCTGGAATAGTATCAATTGGTTTACCACGTCGGGAATAAGCTCCATTGTTACCAATGAGACAACGATGACCATCTAATTTTGGTTGAACCCACATTAAATCATAATCTGGATTGCGCACATTCTTAAGAGGAGTAGCCAACATAGGACTCGCAAGACCCAATTGATTAGTGATTCCTCTCTTGGCCTCCTCAATACTGCGCTTAAAGCCTTGATCTAATTTACCTCTAACCCGCGCGTCGACTCTCAGTTTTACTTGTTCATCGATACTTCTTCCGGATTGATTGGTCTCTACATCCTCATAAAATATTTGTCCATTGGCTTGAATATGAATGGTTGATCCTTCTGAATGAATGCTCCAATGGTTAATACCATGGGCTCCTTGCATATATAACTTATGTTCGTTTGGCATGCATAATCTCCTTTACTAATTTTAACGGTCCTTTCACATCAGTCGCTACCATTACATCGAACCTCTTTATTTGAAGTTCTTTAATGAAAGCTCTCTGCTGAGAAGACAATTTACCAAGAGGAACCTTAAACTCGACAAATAGTATCTTGCCTTCTGGCATGAGTACCATCCTATCAGGTGCTCCTCTCTTCCCAGGTACTTCGAATTTATAAGCATCAACTCCTAAGCGCTTACACTCTTCTACAAATTTCTTTTCAATTTTCTCTTCTGGTCTCATTTCTTACAATACGCTCCACCTATATTAGAGTTCCATAGCCGCTTTAATCCTATACGTTTAATCCATTCTTTTTCTAAAGCGACTATCTCATCTCTTAATTCTGATTCAGCTATGATGCGCATATCAAAAGTACACGCACCATAGCGTTTGACAGCTTTACCACACTTAGTAAGTTCTTTCCACTTCTTATTTTCAGTATTCATGTGAGTACGGAATCTACGAACTGGATCATTAGTTATACCAACATATTGTTTTTGGCATTCAGTACTTTTAAGCGCATAAAGATAGAACATTATTTCCACTCATTAATTGCATCTGAATGAGGATCAACAGCTTTACGGCCGTCAGTTTCTGGAGCCAAAGTAATTTTTCCAGTTGGTTTGAACACTTGCTCTTTAATCATTTCCCATTCATGAGATTCAAGTGTTTTCTCCATTTGAGCTGGTGATTTGAATTTCATAGTGTAAAGATCTTCAGCTCCAACACCATGAGTTTCAAGAATGCCTTGAACTACTTCTTGGTCTTCCCAAGCTCTAATACTCCTACCATAAACAAGTTTATAATGAGGAACTCGTTTACCACGCTTCATTTCTTCAATTGCATATTCAGTAATAGACTTAACCCATTGCTCAAGAGCTTTAGCATGTTTCATGATATTAGAAAGTTGCTCATTAGTTAATGAGTTTATTTCTAAAAGAGACTTACTGAATCCATTTTTTGTTTGAGCGAAGTCTGCAAACTCAAGTTGTGCAATTTGCAAGTTGAACTCTGCATATGACTTGCAAAATGGAGAAGCTTCACACCATCTGCAGTTTTCTTCTGTAGGTCCAAAAGGCGGATGCTCTCCCTCAGCGGCGTTAATTGAACTTTTAACTTCATTTGCAAACCCTAATAATCCAGCTACTGTTATATTCCATGATCTGATTGGTCCTTCTATGTGTGGTGCTCGTGGTTGAACAATTGTTAATGTAAGCTCTGCATCTGGTTCGAATTCTACTCCTTCACGTTTAAGCCAATAGAGAATTCCTAATGCGTATACCATAAGTTGAGTATTATTCTCAGCTTCGACTAATACTCCTTTACCGTATTTTAAGTCAATAATCTCAAATGAATCTTTATGGAGTACAACAGCATCTGCAGTACCAAACATAGAATCATGTAGCTCAAACATAGGTACTCTAGTCTCAACGAATATAGTACTATCCCAAGTAATTTGGCCATTGACGTATTCCGTATATTTAGCTACTTCTCTGGCCATATACTTATCGACATCAAATTTGTTATATGTTTGGCCTATTTGAGTTTTAGGATCTAATTCATCTTCTAAACATTTAGCCGCAAACTCATGAGCTGCAGTACCTTCTTCGGCATAGAATGAAGAACCTTCTCCTTCTTTCTTTGGCATTTCACGTAGCATCTGAATTGAGGCTGGACAATTGATCCAGCGCTTGCTACCACTAGGCGAAAACTCGCTATGTGGCGCATCAATAGGTACTACGGGTGGTTTAATATCCATACTTTCTCCTATAGTTTCTGATAGTTAGTTAATATCTTGCCTTCAGCTTCCAAAGGAATACCAGCTCCCCATTCAGGCAATTCACAAATTAAAGATTCAAACTGAGATATATCAGCCTTATCTTTTGGTATTTCAGCAATGATCTCGTCATACACACTGAAGAGAACATCATAACCTGAGCTCTTAGCTTGTTGAGCTCCATAATACATTAAATCTCTAGCAATAGCTTGAATGGCGTTCTCTGTAAGCTTTCCACCGTAAGTGGTTTCACGTAGCCATTTGCCATTTATTTGTTTCTTATATGATACTGCTCTACGCTTTGATCCCCATGGTGTAGTTGCTTTAATGATCTTCACATCTGGATAAGACATGAATCTTCCAGATGGTAACTTCATTAAAAGAAAAGTTATTCCACTTTTAGTTTTCATAGTCTTAAAAGCAATTCTTCCTTTGGCTGCGTATGTAATTTGACCAGTAATACAGGATTGCATTGACTTGCGGTCAAGGTCATCCCATAGAGCTACAACTTCTGGATAATCACTACGATAAGATTCAATTGATTGTTGAGCTAAATCTTCAGGTACTTCAACTCCAAATCTTTCGCAAGATCCAATAAAGCCTTTCCAACCTAAGCCAAAGCCAGCACCAAGAATAACTTGTTTTCCTGTCCATCTTTGTTTATCTGTTACTTGGCTATATGGAGTACTGTAAATGGTTGAAGCCATATCTTTATATAAATCAATTCCATCATGATACTTACGTAAGCCATCCATTGAATGAGCTAACCAAAAGACTAATCGTGCTTCAATTGAAGCATAATCTGCGACAGCTAATACATGATTATTAGGCGCACGTATTATTCCTCTAATGGCAGTCGAGGCAGTCTTCAAATATGAAGAGTACTTATCATTAATGCAATCAACATTACAGACTTGAAGATCTTTAATGAGCTCATCCATTGATTTATAATTTACACTTGGCTTTGGAAGATTATTCAAGTTAAGTAGCTTAGAAATTGTACGACCAGTATGAGCACCAAAGGATATTATCATTCCATAAATCTTATCATCAATTGATGAGTTAATGTAACGGTAGTATTTACCGGTAGAAGATTTTCCTGAGTGTTGGCGCATCAAAAGCAATTCTTCAGTTACTTCATCAAGCTCTCCATAAACTCCATCGAGCATTTCTTGTATAGTATCGGCTGCACAATTAGGTATATCTTGACTTACACATTCATGTACCCACTTTTTAAGCCTTTGTACTTGAGTCATTTTAGTAATGATACCACCAGTAATTTCTTCAGCACGTTCAGCAAATGTAGCCTGAATATCAAGTACATTATTATATATGCGTTGAGCCAAAGCAGTATCAATAGTTACTCCATGTAAATTACTTTCTAAGTCTAACTGAATATCGAGCAGTTCATTAGGTTTGAAGTCAGGAAGGTTCTCCCATATTGCTCTACTTACACGAGTATCTTGTTTACAATACTCCATGAATCTTTCTTTTTCTCTTGGTCTATCATTCATTAAAGTAAATGGTGGACAAGAAAAAAGCTTGATTAGGTTTTTACCTTCATCAAGCTTTTCAGTTATATTAAGTGTTGAAGCGCAAGCACTAAGACTAAGTGGTAATCCTGCTCTTCCAGCCATATGCATAGTATCTAACCATTGAGATACATGTGGCATTGGCCAATGATATTTGGGAACCATAACATATTTGAATATTGCTATTTCAAATAAGCAGTTATGAGCTATGATTTTGTATCCATTACGAATACACTTATGTAATAAACCTATTTGTGGTGAAAAGGGATTGTCAACACAAATAGGTTCGCCATCTTCTACTATATACGAGACCAATAAGAAGTCTGTAGAAGGGTCTGCAGCATATGCAAATGATCCATCCTCAATACTCCTCTCTGACTTGGTCTCGAAATCAATAAATACACATTTTTCGAGATTTGCCATACCATATCCTTATATTAAAAAACCCACGTACCGATTTCTCAGTACGTGGGAAGAGGAGGAATCCTTTAGAACTCGTCGTTAGTTACTTTAGCATCTGCGAATTCCTTAAAATCATCTTCAGCATTAACAGTTCCATCAAGACGGTCTGCATCAGCCCACTTGAGAAGGTTGTTAAGACCAGTTCCTACACCTTTATTACCTGAAGTATCATAACCATAGAAGTTAAGAGAGGCTCGAGCTTCACAACCAGAATAGAACTCATCACGATCCATGATAGGATTGAGATTACGGTCAACAAGTCCTGGTTGGTTTTTAGAGCCAGCATTAATGAAGAAAGAATTCTCCCATTCGACTCCATCACGCTCTTCATCTCCATCTCCCATAGGACACTTAAGATTCTTTGGCCATTTGTGCCAATCAGCTCCAAATTTCTTAGCTGCTGCGTTAGCAATAGCTTGTGCTACTGGCTTAAGTTCAGCAAGATTATCTTTATTGAAGATCATACCAATCGAATATTTGAGGTCTCCATTTGGAGTTTCTCTTGGCTCAAATACAAAAGCAAAGGTAGAGCGGAATACTGGGGTTTTAACCCGATTAGAACCATTGGCCTCCGGTGTAACTTTGAAGGTTTCAATCATACGTTTCATACTAATAGACATATTATTTCCTTAATAACAAGTTGACATAAATGAGTTAATTTTTTAACTCATTGGTATATTATAACACAAGTATATACTCGTGTAAACCACTAAATTAAATTAACCGATAGAATCTACCTCCTTTTTCCCAAAGCTCAAGTGACTCGGCATGAGCGTATTGCCTATTAAAAAAGAGCCATTCACACGGAGTTGCTAATAAAGCTTTTATGCAATGGACACAAGGAGAAACCGTTACATAAGCTGCGTAAATCTGACTAGGATTTAGGCAATGTGCAATAGCATTTATCTCCGCGTGAATGGACTCACACTTATCAAGTTCAGTACCGGATTTTGCATTAGCTCCGGCACAAGGCTTATCAATACAATGGACTGTTCCACTTGGTACACCGTTATATCCAGTCGATATTACGTGATTATCTTTGTCAACCAAGACACAACCGACTTTACGTCTAGCACACGTACTTCTTTCAGAAACTAAACACGCCATTTTAAGATAGTAGTTTTCGATGCTAATTCTTTTAGATACAATCTCTAAGTGCGGCATGTAATTTCTCTCGTTCGGTGCATTCATTATAGTTGGTGAGTATGAAGTTGGTAGACTCCTTCGCCAATGTTTCTGCATGAGAATCAAACTCCATTATTTGACTTGGTTTATCGATATAAAGTTCTGGATATTTTGATTGATAGAAATTCATATAAGTATCCAAATCTCTATCAATATAAGTAAGACAGCCAGCAATAATAGATTCATACATCCTAAGAGTAAAGTAGTTGTTTTCATAATGTTTGTCTCCAATGATTATTGTTCCTCTTGCTTTCTTCATTGTGGGAATAAAGTTTTGATAGCTGACAGCCTTATGTTTAGTTACATGCGGATAATCAAGTATGCCACGTAAGTTCCCGAAAAGTAGATTGCAAAACATAGGATCAGTAAAATACTTTTCAATTTTCTTTCGCTTATGCGCATTACGTGTGGCTCCTCCAAAAGCTAAATCATATGGGCGTTCATCAAATCCTTTATAACCTTCATATTTGGCGAGCGTAATACCCGCTAAAATAGTCTGAGCCCAAGGATAATGTAACATTCCTCTTGGTTTTATATTGTCTTCTTTCTTTTCGATTTCTTTATGGACTTTAAGAAGATTTTGACCTTGAGTAAGATATACAACTTTAGCAGGGTCAATGAAGAATTCTGATTCAGAATAGGATTGTGCCCACTCGCGGTTTTGTATAGAAGGCCATAGTTGTTTAAAAGGAAGTTGACCATCTGTCTGCGCATAAATAATACTCGTGTTAGTTTTAGAAAGTTTGCGATAGAGGGTTAAAAGATTAGGATCTTCAGCTCCACCAAAGAAATTGATACTAAAGTTGAAAAGCAATACAATATCAAAAGCGTCAAAGTCTACGTCATTAATGTCAACAAAGCTAAGGACGTCTGGAATATAAGTATTGCGTGTCTTCTTAGTAACAATAGTAACATCAATAGCTTTAGGATCAATTTGCCTTAATGCATAAAGAATATCTGCATTAGCTGCTGATCTATTGCTCTTTGAAAATGTAATATTAGTTCCGCCTTTACAAATCGCTATTCTCATGGGCGGATCCTCCAATGGTGATCTTCTTCAGTTTTATCGCGGCAAGCCAAGAGAGAATCCGTTATATACTTCCAATCTGTTAAGCACTTATCAGGAATTCTAATGTGATCTGGTTGTTTCATTAAAGTGAGTATTTGGTCAGCCAATTCGTAATGTGTTTCATAGAGATGAGCTGATATTGCATGAAGAGTCTGAATTCCAAGATCTACAATTGGTCGGCGCTCTTCATCGAGCTTTTGATTAAGTCGGGTGAGAACTCTAAGCGTCATGACTGTGAAATTAAACATGTCATATGGGCGGCCAAGTATAAGGTCATTTGATCGCATTGTAACTGTCGTATTGAGCTTTCCATCTCTAATGTTAAAGATCAAGCTCACTGTACAGCGGTAGTCTTTAGAGTGAATCGGGTTGGGAACCCAAATAGTCATTACTGCTTGACGTGTATGTGGATCATCGAATAATTGTTTAACGACATATTCGACTTGGCTTATAAACATAGGTCCATAAGCTCCATTGAAGATGTATCCGTCATCTGAGAACTGAGCAATGTGCTTGTTATATGGAGCAATTTCTTCAGTGAGCATAGATCCAGAAGTAATCCAATAAGCTTCAGCAGCCATAAAAATATAGCTTAGTTTACGTCGAGAATGTTGACACACTGGATAATTCATATCGAACGATATTGTCTGATTCATTATCTCTTTGGTTTTCATACCTCTGACGGTAACGTCATTACCTCTTTGGTATGTGACGGCTAATGAAGATAACCAAGCAGCATTAGCACTTTCATAAGGGTAAATCACGGGGTCCCTCCTGAGTGTAGTCATAAGTAATATAAGGAAGTGAAGTCACAGAATCAAAGTCATAAGCATAAAAGTCATAAACTTGTTCCATTAAATCCTGATCTTTTACATATTCGCTATTAACGCGATTAGCCCAACCATTAATACATGTTTCTTTTGGTGGCAAGCATCTAATGACCTGAGCATTTAAAGCTTTGAATCTTTCTTCGATTGCGATATACTCATGGTCAAGTATGTGTTCATTGCGAATTATTTGTCCATAAATCCAAGAAGAAATATGACAGCGATTAAAGACGAAAGTTACATCTGAAAATGTATGCTGAAGTATGTCCTCTACTTGGCGCAATTGGCCTCTGTAAGCTCGCATTGCATGAGCCTGAGATGGATAAGTGCTATTGTGAAAATAAATGACATCTTTCTTTGGCGTCATTCTTTGGATAAGAGTGTCTTTTCCTGAATGGTCAGGTCCTTCAAAGAGGTATATCATCATAACCCTCCAAAATGCTTATATGATCTGGTCCTACCCAACCTTCTGGTTTGATAACATCCAAAGAAGAACCTCTTTTAGATTGTGAAGCATGTTTTGCTCGTTCTTTAGACATGTTAGCTCTTTGAATCTCATTCCAATGTCTTTGACTATTAACTCCCATTATATCAAGAGTACCAACGGCGATATAAACCAAATCTAAAAGCGCATCAATTTGCTCTGGAAGGTCATCTCGGGCGATCGCTTCATCGTATTCATCGAGTTCTTCTTGGAGAAATTTACGTCGAAAATCTTGAATTTCAAAATCAAGAGTTGTTGGGTTTGGTGTATATCGTGGAACTCCATATTTTATATGGAAATCGGCTAAGTCCTTAAATACAGACATGTTGTCTCCTTGTGTTTGATAATTTTGAAGCCCTTTGAAGGGCCATCGGCGTTACCCGGATGGCCCTATACAGGGATTACTTAGAAAGTCTCTTCAGTAGCTTCGGTTGCTTCAACTTCAGAGTCATCCTTAGAAGCGCGCTTCTTAGGCTCATACTCTTCGACTGAAGCTCCATCAACTTCGATAGTGCCATGAATGAAGTCATAGTTAATATCGCCCATAGTCAAGCCATTGTCAAGAGCTTCTTGAACATTAGCTGGAGCTGGATTAGTGAGGTAACCCTGGAAGCGGTCATAAGACGCAGAACCTTCACGCTTAGGATTCTCAGTTACATTAACGACAATAGCAGCTTCCTTAGTGATACCAACTGCCTTCTTCTTCATTACTAGTGCGGACTCATCAGACATAATAGTCTCCTTTCTTAAAAGTTAAATTGAAAATAAACACATACATAAGTTTATTTATGTATGGGTCTATTATATAATAAATGGTTTCCGTTGTAAACCACTTTTTATCGGCTATTTTTATATGATAGCAGATTCTGTAAAAACTCTGAAGACATTTGTCCTTTTGACTCTAGAGTTTTGATAATAGCTTCGTGTATTGTATTCCTAACTACCAAACGGAAGACTACTACACTTGAATGTTCGGATCCTTGTCTCTCAAATCTTCTTATGAGTTGGTCATAAGTGTCATAATTATAAGTGAGAGAATAAAACATGATAGTTCTACCTGGTCCATATTGAAGATTGACTCCATGTGAGATTCTATGAATCTGTGTTATGAGAATTTCGATCTTTCCAGCATTCCAATCTTTTTCGATTTGCTGCATTTGGCTACTATCTTCAACGAATGTAGCTTTAGGAAATGCTTCTTTAAGTCTGCGTTCATCTTCATTAAAGTGATATGCTACTAGAATTGGTTGCCCTTGTAATTCTTCTACTTTTTCTTTAGTGATTTCAACAAGTTCATTATGAAGATTATGTGTTGTACGGTTGTCTTCTTCATCATAATTATATATGAATCCATTAGCAATTTGCCAACATTTCATAAGCGCAGAAGTCCGGTTCTGAGCCAAGACACTATCTTCTGTTTCTTGGTCAAGAATAGTAAAGAGTTCATCTTCCATTTCTTTATATATTTTCTTGACTTTAAGTGGAAGGTGAAGATCTATATCGACCACCATCCTATCAGGTAAATCCAAAGTAGAATCGACATCAACAAAGGAAACCAAATTACAAATTCTCTGAATAATTTCATCTTTTGCTCCAGGTTTAAGTTCCCAATTAAATCTTTTATAGTCAGTTGGATAAAAGAATTCATTGCGAAAGTTATAAAAAGAAGTTCCAAGACTTAGACCTAAATCTAATATCTGTATTTGAGCCCATAGATCCTCAAAGCGATTAGGTATTGGATTGCCACAGAGTATATACCTATTTTCAAAAGTCCTAAGAATCTTTTTCAATTCTTTAAAGCGCTTTGCTTTTGGATTTTTGAACTTGACTGACTCATCTACTATGAGCATTTTGAATGGGAATCTCTTTGTGGACTTTATTTTCTCGACAAGCCAAGGAATACCTTCAGGATTTATGAGATATACTTGAGCGTCTTTATGGAAATTAGCATTTTTATCTTTACCATGAAGAAGAGAAGTTTTAAGGTCTTTAGAGAAATCCCACTTTTCATGCTCACTGCACCAAGTAGCATATAGAATACTAAGTGGTGCAATGATTAACGTTCTTTTGCGGTGATGGAAGATGGCATCAAGAGCCATGACTGTCTTTCCAGAGCCAGGAAAAGCAAAGAGTCCAAAGTTCTCTTGCTCTTTAAGGCTTTGTATCAGTGACTTTTGATACTCATGAGGAGTGAATTTCAATCTTCATCCTCCTCATCTTCATCCTCCTCAAAGCATTCTGGACAAATTAAATATTGATAATCCAATTCAGCTTCTGGATCATAGAAGAATGGATCTACTTCATCTCTTTCTTTGAATCGCATCTTGACACTCCTTACAAGGTACTTTATCTTTATCAGGTAAATCAACTGCATAATTATTTCCTAATAAAGGCATTCCACAAAGAGTTTCTGGAGCTCCAAGAGAAACCCAATGTTGTTGACCTAAACGTTTTGTCCATTCTGAGTAATTATCCATTTACTTTCTCCTCTTGAAGTTCTTCAATAATCTCTTGGCGTCGAGCTATAACGGTTTTATCAAATTCATCTATGAGATCATATAGAATAAGAGTATCAACCAAATCATAAAGAACTCGATGAACCTCGTAAATTTCAAATTGCTCACATTTATGATGAGTGAGTCGTGCAATCTTTGCAAATTTAGTTTCAACTCTCATAACAGCACCAATGCAACGCTGCCAATGGTTAGCCCAACAGCAACTACGATAGCACCATCAACCATTGATTCGTAACGGTTAGGTACTGATTTATATAGATCAAACGGTAATTTCATATCTCTCTCCCTTTTTGATTTTGAATAGTCAGCATAGTAGGTCTCAGCTCTCATATAAATTTAATTCCTCCATTAGTTACTTTAGTTGCTATCTCTTTAAGGTTTTCATAATCTCCACTCATCATTCTAGTTTGAGTTTCTTCCCATTGATGGCTTAAGTTCATTTCTCTAAGAGCTTTTCTAACAATGGCCATAATGGCAAATGCATTACCAGATGGGCTGGCTGTGTCGATGATAATCATAGTAGGTCTCCTTTTGTGATTTACCTAGGTATATTATATTACACTTTGTTCCCAATGTAAACAATTATTTTACCAATCATTATCCTCTTCAGACTCAATTTGAAGATAATTATACAAGCGTATCGCGCCGGGAGTTTCCTCTGGGTATTTATCCTCTAAGAAAGTATGTATCTCTTTAGTTGTAGGCTCTGGGTTATCAATTAAGAATTTTACATGATCCTCTAATCCATACACAGCAATATATTCTTTCATAGCTTTTAGAGTACGATATACAGAAGGATATACCATAGTAAATGTAGTAGCTTCATTGCTTAAAAGCTTGCTTTTGGTTCGTTTATTAGGATCCATAGCAAGTGAAACGAAAGTAGAACTGAGATTATGCTTATTAAGCCAAGCGCCAAGGCGAAGATTACGCAATTGATTATGAGTGAGATTGTCAATTTTATCAGAATGTTCAATTGGATTAGCATAGACATAGCGGAATGCAAGTGCATGATCATATCTATTCGTGATAAATGCTTGTGGATTCTGCTGAGCTTCGAGTTCTTCTTTCTTGGTAAGTGGGTATCTTTCATCAGTATTTGGTAAGATTCCGAGGTTAGCAACATAATTCATTATACTCTGTAGTTGTTTGTTATCAGCATTGAGCTCCATACAAATTTCTTTTTGGAAATGAGTTTTATAATTCCAACTCGTACGGTTAACTTTTCTACGAACGAGATCCGTATATAGGATACGCAAACCTCTAAGCTCAGCACCTGGATAGCCAAACAGAAACTTCACAATACGTCTAATAGCATTTTCGATTTCAGCTCCTAATCTAGGATTTGGAGAATAAAGGAGAGTAAGGCGGCGATCCTCAAGCATCATAAGTGAATCTGGTAAATGATTCGTAGTTGTAAATATATTGATTGATCGTGCAATCTTAGTTGATTGTACAAATTTCTTATTGATATGTTGCATTTCTGAAGTAGAAATTGCTTTTATCTTATCCCATATCTTTTGATTTTGTGGGCTATCAGTAAGGTGAACCTCTTCGATTAAAGTCATTTCCTTCATTTCTTCATGAGGTGCCATAAACGAATCAAAGTCTGGATAAATACCAACGACATCAAGATTAAAGAGTGATGATATGAAGCTAAAGAAAGCCGTCTTGCCAATTCCTTGTTTTCCATAAAAGGTTACTACATTATCGATATTTATATTTGGATGCTGAAGCGGCATAGCGATACGATCCAAGAGAAAATCATATTCTTGTGGTCGGCTCTCATCTGTCAAAGCTTTGCGGAATACTTGGTGAAAGAAGTCTAGTTCTTGCTGTTCATTTTCAGTAATAGTTTCTGGATCAATAGCAATATCCTTTATTGTACCTACATTAGCAGTGCCATGTTCTAATACGTATTTAGCTCGTGCGCTATTAGGATCAGTATGAAGGATATTAACGCTATTAGCGAAGTTTGAAAATTCAGGAGTGTTATAAACTTTACGGTTGTTCTTCAATCCTTCTGGAATATACGAATAACTGTTATTAAACTCTGCATATGTTAGCTGTTTCCAATAAAGTGAGCATTTATAAAGAGTGTCAAAGAGAACTGAAAATCGTGGGTTTGTTCCTGCTTTGAATTGATTATACTCATGAGCAAATGCGCGTTCAAAAGTTTTATTAGACACTTTAATTGGAACATAGATACTATCACTCGTAGTTACAAGGGTCTCACAGAAGGCTCTACGGTTAGTATTATTTGAAAGCATAAAGTTTTTACGCATGCCAGTGAGATGCTCAACTCTTGCTTCATATAATTTTCTAGGTACTTGTATAAATCCATAGTCATCTTTTGGAAATTCTTCCATAACATGATCAAATGAATTGTCAAATTCTCTTTTGGCTCCACGAATTCTTTCAAAAGCAGATTTAACAGTACTTTCAAATTCTTCATCTTCGAGTGGACTATAAAATACACTGTTCTGTAAGATCTTAAGAACTTCAGTTCCGCGATTATATGACAAGTTATAAGTGAATATATCCATTGCCATACGATACAGAAAATCATTGCGGTGCTCTGTAAGCTTCTGAATACCAAATAGGTATGGATTGACCTCTTTAATCAGATAATGCTGAGCTGCCTCTATATTACTAATCGAATCTTCGTTAATATCTGCAGTCTTTGAGCGCATTTCTAATTTATGGACAATACGCTGATGCTCAACTTGACTGAGCTTCTTAAGATAGTCGACTAATTTATGAGATAATTGCTGTGGTGAGATTTCCTGGGTTATTTTATAATATGAGTTATTTTTCTTTCGCCATGTTCCTGGTCCTTCCAATGTGACATTATACTCTGGCATACAAGTCTTGATTTCAATAGGAAGGGTACGGTCTGGAAGCTCTATTTCCCTAAAGGCATTCTTCCCAATTTGGTTAACGAGTATGTTAGTTGGGATCATATACCATTCTTGAAAACCATTACCACTTGGAGTTTCCATAGTAAACGTCGGTACTAAATCGAAATAATTATGCACTTGTTCTTGTAGCTTTTTGGTATCTGTTGGGGAGTCGCTGCTATCATGATCGTCATAATCCAAAACGATATACGTATTGTCATCTGGCGCTGATTTAGGATCTATTTTGTAATTAGACCAGTCTATACTATTTTCGATCTTTAATGCACATTGCTTAGCGTTATAAAGGTTCTGCTTGTTATGTACGCGATGATTGTCGGTCCTTGAGCTACGATATTGAACGGTGGGACCAAGTAGAGAATGGGTTTTCTTAAGCTGATTGAGTGTAAATTCCTTGTTATGTTCTGACATTTAAGTCACTGCTCCTCGTGCGGTGTAATATATGGCCAAGAGAGTACTGCCTCCGGCGGTGATGCTGATCGTGATAAAAGCGGTCGTCCATAAAGCTCTGTTGATAAAGCGCAGAGCCTTTCCTGTTAAGCTGATTTGCTCGTTTTTGCTCTCATTTTGACTTGTCGACATGATTGGGATTAGATAGTCCTCTTCTTCTGGTTAGATTTTCACTGTAATATATAATTATATCACAAATTTGGTGTGGTGTAAACTAAACAAGGCCATTAACCGAGGTTAAATACACTATATAATTATATTACACTTGTTATCCAATGTATACAACCGATTAAATTTAGCCGATAGAAGGGGTGTACTTCTGTAGGCGGTTATTATATAATATATATGAGTAGATCTCAGTCTACCGCTCATTAGATTAGGAGAGTTTTTGTGTATAAACAGTCAGAAATCCCCATCGAAGATAAAGGCGCAGGACATTTGAAACTTTTATCTGAAGGCAAAGAAGCTGGAGGAGAGGAGCATTTCAAAAGTTCAGAGTTTAAAAGTATGATTTCATTCGAAAAAATGCTATTGAGCTCAGAAGAGGTTCCAGACATTTTAGCCGTAGTTTGGTTAGACCACTTTCCGATTGATGTCTATACTTCGAGACGTATTAGTGGCTTAGCAGCACGAATGCCAAAGGAACACATATTGTCTATTGTGTTTCCGTTATATGATTTGAGCTCGGCAGAAGAAGAGTTCTTTGACTTACTTGTGTCTTTTGGCGCTGGAATAGGACTTGATTTGGTCACTGCCGAATTGTTTGATGGAGCTCGCAGTGGAGACCCGCGCGCCGTCAAGATGTATTTGGAAATGCAGAGTTATATTAGCGGTCTTGGCGTTGAGGTTGAGGATAGTGGACCAAGAGGAGGATTGCGTGTGGCGTTTGATGTGACTGGGAAGTTACCGGATAAGCTTGATGGATAATTAGATTAGATTGCCTTTGCGGCTATATAATATAGACACTGAAAAAAAAACTTTTATTTTATATATATAATCTACTATCTAACCAGAAAAGATCTAATAAGCTATAGAAGTAAATAAGATTAGGCGATCAGAGGCATATTTTGCGGAGAGTTTCTGTCTTGGGGAGGCGCGGGCGCAGAAATGAAAAAAGCCCGACACCTTTCGGCATCGAGCTTTCTCTCTTTGGTCGGCCGCGACGAATCGGGCAGTCAGTCGATCGGAATATCAGCTGAGCCGTCGAATGGTATGTCCGTCTCAACTTCAGCGGTCATATACCACTCGTTCCTTTCCATCGAATATTGCAGAGTGATATCCATTTGGCCGACAAATACTTCCGTCTTCTCGCTTGGTGAAAGCCTCTCCATAATGGCACCCGCGAGTGCGTCTGCGAGCTCGGGCTCGGGTAGGTGTAGTCTGCGCTTGGGCATAGGTGTACCTCCGTACGTGTAAGCCCACACTGAGGTGGGCTGTTGATCATCAGATGTCATATCTCAGGGATGTCATCTCTCAGGCAAGTCATGTCATGCTCTGGGCTGTAAACCCACACACCACTGGTGGGGTGCGTGGTAAACCACACACGGATTGTGCGTGGCCCAAACAGACCACGCTCAAGACCATATTGCTGTAATGTTTTCATGTTATACTCCATTTTGAGATTGTTGGGCAAGCCCCACCTACCTGTGAGGGTAGGTGGGGGTGGGTTACGCTTCCGTGTCGTCAGACTCAGGTGCGTTCATGGGCTCGCCGTCCTCGTCGATGAGGGTGAGCAGTCCCTTCTCCGTGTCATACCGCAGGTCTGCTCGAGCATACTTCTTCTCAGCGAGTTCGAAGTACTCCTCCAACGTCGTAGCCTGGGAGTAGGTCTCGTATCGAGCCCAGGCCTTCCCGGTAGGTCGCTTGGGATTGGAGGCATACTCGAGGGTTGTGGTGTCATTCACCTTGTACGTGTTGATTAACATTTCCATGACATTCTCCTTGTGTGTGAGTCATGTGGATGGTCTCACCGGATTGGTTTGACCTGGTAACATTGTAGTTCACATGATCTCAATTGTACAATTCAAAGTTTTTATACACGAATAAAATTTGTGAATACCGAGCTTCGCTCCGCCCGCGACGCGCGTAAGGGTGGAGGCCTCTGACGCGCCACCCCCGGCCCCGTAACCGAAGTCGCGCGGGCGCCCACGTGCGACGACGCGACGCGCTATACCTCTCCGGCCGGCGAAGCCCCACCTCGCGCGTGCGCAATCGATTGCACGTGCACGTCCCGCGGGATCGATTGCACACGTGCACGTGGACTTCTCAGCCGCGTATACTGTTGATATATGTACCGCTCGCAATTTTCCGGCCCGGGGCACTGACACATGTAAACTTAAATGCCCCTCTAAAATTTTCGGGGGTTAAAAACCACTATACAACTTTTCGGCTAAATTAAAATATATTCCCAGAAACTGTGTACTTTTGCGCTCATCTATTATATAATATAGTCATGGAAAGTATAGATTACATTGCATCACCTACAGCAGGTGAATTCCATCGCGATGATAATTTTGTACGTGGTCTTATTGGTCCTATCGGATCGGGTAAGTCCGTTTCCTGTTGTATTGAAATCTTTAAGCGAGCTTGCGAACAGCGAGCGCATACTGACGGAGTCCGCTATTCTCGTTGGGTTATCGTGCGTAACACTTATCGTGAGCTTGTTGATACAACTATGCAAACTTGGTTTGATTGGTTCCCCAAGACTCTAGGCCATTGGCGCGCAGCCGATATGAAACAGACTATTGAGTTCACTTTAACTGATGAAACGGTAGTCCATCTTGAAGTACTGTTCCGCGCACTTGACCGACCGGATGATGTGAAGAAACTTCTTTCTTTGGAACTCACCGGTGGCTGGATCAATGAGGCAAGAGAAATACCAAAGCCAATCCTTGATATGCTCATTGGTCGTGTCGGTCGCTATCCCTCCAAAAGATATGGTGGTGCTAGTTGGTATGGCGTAATCAATGATACTAACCCACCAGACACTGATCATTGGTGGTATAGAATGTTTGAGGAGCAGCAGCCAGAGGGATGGAAGGATTTTCACCAACCATCTGGTGTTTCTCCTGAGGCGGAGAATATAGACAACTTACCTGATGAATATTATAAGCGCCTCAGTTCGGGTAAGGATCAAGAATGGATAAATGTGTACGTACACGGTAAATACGGATTCGTACAAGATGGTAAGATCATTTATCCAGAATACAATGATAATCTCCACTGTGTACATGATCTTGGTCTCCATGAAAAGACTGAGAAGGTTATTATAGGTGTTGACTTTGGTCTTACGCCCGCTGCTGTAATCGCACAGATATCTCGGTCAGACGGCCAAGTACAGATCATCGATGAGATCGTAACTGAAGATATGGGAGCTGTTCGCTTTGGTAAGCGCATTAAGGAGTTAGTTATAAGCAATTATGACAATCTGCCTATGGAAGGTTATGGCGACCCAGCAGGGGAGCAAAGAAGCCAAGTTGATGAGCGGACTCCTTTCTTTGTATTAGAGGCACAGGGTGTATTTCTTCGCCCTGGACCAACCAATGATTTCACGATTCGCAGGGAATCAGTGGCTAAATTGTTGACGACTCTTACTCTGCTTGGTCGCCCCCAATTAGTAATCTCACCTAAGTGCAGAATGCTCAGAAAGGCTATGGCTGGTGGTTATAAGTATCGCCGCATTAATGTATCTGGCACAGACAAATATGCTGAAAAGCCAGATAAGAATATGTACTCGCACGTAGCTGAAGCTCTGCAGTATTTGTGTACGGGACTAGGACATGGTTATGAACTCCTTAAAAGAGCTGAAGATGAAGTTCCTCGAGATTATTCTGCGCAGGGCCTCGATTACGATCCACTCGGAAGGGCAGCGGCGTGATTCAGTATTCGCAGATGGACTACGCTGATATTCCAGAAGTAATATCACTTGGTGCACAGATGCATAAAGAATCTCGCTATGCTAAGTATCCTTATGATGAGGACTATTGCTTGGACATGGCAGGCCAAGTGATTAAAGATGATATGTTCTATAGTGGACTTGCAAAAGAGAATGAAGAATTGATCGGAATGATCTTTGGATTCTTAAATAAGGTTCCCTTTTGTAAGGCCATTAGTGCTGGTGATCTCTTATTTTATGTTCACCCAGAAAAGCGTAATGGTAAAGTAGCTTTACGTTTGGTTCGTGATTTTGAAAAGTGGGCTCGCTATCACAATGTAGAAGAGATTCAGATGGGCATCTCTGCGGATATTAACCCAGACAGAGTAGCTAAATTTTATAACCGACTGGGATATGATTATCACGGTCATTTTATGATTAAAGGAAAAGACTAATGGGCGGATTATTTGGTAGCTCTAAGCCAGCACCCCTTCCTCCACCTCCACCTCCACCTAAGCGGGAGGATCCATCTGTTAAAGCGGCGGCAGAGAAAGAGAGGAAACGTATGCTCGCTAAGAAAGGCCGCAAGAGTACGATGCTGACTGGTGGGCTTGGTGTGACTGAAGATGCTCCTGTTGCTAAGAAGAGTCTACTCGGACAATAAAAGATGAGTGTTTCCAAATATGTAATTCGGCGGTTCGGTGATCTCTCAGGTTCTAGAGGAGCTTGGGAGAGTCACTGGCAAGAAGCTGCTGAGTTGACCTTTCCCAATCATCCCACCTTCACTGGTGAAGAATCTCCAGGCTTGAAGAAAGGGTTAAAAGTATACGATTCAACGGCAATTCACGCCGCAGAGATCTTAGCTGCCGGGTTACATGGAACACTCACCAATCCAGCTTCAGAGTGGTTCGCTCTGCGCTTTGAAAATGAAGAGCTAAATGACTCACGTGAATCTTCTCTTTGGTTAAAGAACGCAGAGCAAATCATGCGTAACGAGATTCAGAATTCTAAATCTGCATTCTCAACTCATATTCATGAAATGTACCTAGAATTTGCTTCATTTGGTACAGGAGTACTTTTCACTGGGGAGCGGAGCGATAAAGATGGGATCTTATTTAAGTCAATCCCTCTCTCAGAGGCGTATATTGCGGAGAATAAAGATGGAAAAATCGACACGCTGTACCGTACCATTAATATGTCCGTTCGTCAAATCATTCAAAAATTTGGTGAAAATGCTTCAGACAAAACTAAAAAGCTTTTTGCAGAAGGTAAAGTCGACCAACTAATTCAGGTAGTTCACGCTGTTGAACCAAGAACTAAGCCATTCAAAAAGAATGAGACTTTACCATTTGTATCTGTTTATGTAGAAAAATCTACAAAACATATTCTTCAAGAGGGAGGATTCTCTCAATTCCCTTATTCAGTCCCTAGATTCTATAAAGCATCTGGTGAAGTATATGGTAGAGGACCAGCAATTACTGCTCTACCAGATATTAAGATGCTGAATGAGATGACGAAGACGACGATTAAAGCAGCGCAGAAAATCGTTGATCCTCCATTACAGGCTCCAGATGATGGTTTCTTAGGCCCAATCCGTACAGTACCAGGTGGAATAAATTATTTCCGTCGAGGTAATACTGATCGCATTGAACCATTAATAACCAATGCGAACATTCCTATCTCACTTGAGATGATGGAAGAATTGCGTAACCGTATTCGTGCAATATTTTTTATTGATCAGCTTCAGCTAATGCGTGGTCCTGAAATGACAGCTACTGAAGTTATGCAGCGTACTGAAGAGAGAATGAGACTTATGGGTCCTGTTCTCGGTCGTATGCAAGAAGAAGCACTTGATACGGTTATCAATCGAGTATTTGAGATCTTAAACTCTCAAGGTAAATTTCCACCAGCTCCTGATCTAATTGCAAATGCAGACTATAAAGTAGAATATGTTAGTCCAATTGCACGAGCTCAGAAGCAGCTTGAAGCTAATAGCTTACAGCGAGTTATGGAAATCATGACTCCATTTGTTTCAATGACTCCTGATCTTATTCACCGCTTTGATGCTGATGAGATTCTTAAGGGAGTATCTGAGATGTTCGGTCTTCGCCCATCATTCCTTAAATCTGATGGTGATGTAGATCAGGCTAGACAGGCTGAGAATGAACAGGCTCAGATGGCACAAAACGTAGAGACACTACGCACTGGCTCTGAAGCTGGCGTAAATCTCGCAAGAATTCAGGAGATGCGCAGTGGATCATAAAGCTGCAAGTCAATTGAAGATGGATTTGAATATGACATTCAATTCCGAACACGGACGTAGAGTCTTAAATTCCCTTATGGAATTCGGTCATTTGCTAGAGCCCCCTGCGATTAGCTCTGACCCCATTGAAATGGCATTTAAGTCTGGACGCCGTGATGTCCTTATGTTTATTTTATATCATATGGACATTAGAGCTGAGAATTTCCCAGCTATAATTTCACAATCGCTCATCAACGAAGATATGGCACATTAGGAGTAAATTATGGAAACACCAGAGTGGATGCAATCATTGCCTGAAGAGATGCAAAGTAACGAATCTCTGGCAAAGTTCTCAGACGTAGAAGCCTTAGCAGGCTCCTATGTTAATGCTGAGAAAATGATTGGAAAAGATACTATTGTAAAACCTACTACTGAAGACGAGTGGGAAAGTGCTTACAATCAACTTGGACGGCCAGAAGAGGCTAATAATTACGAGTTAAAAACTCCAGAAGATTTGCCAGAAGGAATTGATTTCGATGATGAAATGATGACTTCTTTTAAGGAACAAGCTCATAAAGCTGGTCTTAATCAAAGTCAGATTGAAGCTCTTAATTCATGGTATTGGGATCATACAACCAAAGCTTATAATACTTTAAGTGACGGAGTTGAAGATACTCAATCAAAATCAGTCGAAAATCTTAAGAAAGATTGGGGAGAACGCTATGACGTTAACCTCACTATGGCTAAACGAGCTGTAGAACAATTCGGTGATGAAAATTTTACTGAATATCTTGAACAAACAGGTTTAGGTGATAACCCTCAGATGGTGCGTTTTATGCACGCAGTTGCTAAAGCAAACCTTGAAGAAGGAGATATCGAAGGTCAAGGTAACGACAATAGTCGTACTATGGAGCCTTCACAGATTCGTGAGCAGATTAATGATATTATGTCACAAGCTGCTTATACAAATAAGCAGGATCCTAATCATGGGATTCTGGTTACTAAAGTGCAGAAGCTATTTGAGCGGCTGCATGCAGCATAAGGGATTAGGATAACTATGAAAATGGCCCTAAAAACTTATAAGAGTCCGTATCAAGCGGGTAACTCTTTTGCTATTTACTTTAATAACACTTTAATGGAGAATTAAAAATGAGTGTTGAGATTACTACGGCTTTTGTCGAACAGTATTCTGCCAATATCCAGCTGCTATCACAGCAGAAAGGATCCCGCTTGAGTGGTGCGATTCGTAATGAATCCGTAACTGGTAAGAATGCATTCTTTGAACAGATCGGTACAGTCGCCGCTCGTGTACGGTCTAGCCGTCACGCAGATACTCCTCGTATGGATACACCACATTCTAGACGTCGTGTTTCTTTGGTCGATTATGATTGGGCTGATCTCATTGATAATGAGGATAAGGTTCGCATGCTGATTGATCCTACTTCATCTTATGCAGCTTCTGCAGCTTACGCTATGGGACGTGCAAAGGATGATGCTATTATCACAGCTGCAACTGGAACTGCTTATACTGGAGTATCTGGTGGAACAGCTACTACGTTGCCTTCTGCACAGAAGGTAGCCGTTGCCGCTTCTGGTCTTACTTTAGCAAAGCTACTCTCTGCTAAAGAGATTCTTGATGCTGGTGAAGTAGATCCAGATATTCCTCGCTATATTGCTTTGACTGCTGGTCAAGTTACTGATCTTCTGAATACCACTGAGATTAAGTCTTCTGACTATAATACTGTTAAAGCTCTTGCACAGGGACAGATTGATACCTATATGGGATTCAAGTTTCTTCAAACTGAGCGTCTCGGAACTGATGCCAGCGGTGACCGTCAGGTTATCTGTTGGGCACAGGATGGTCTTCTTTTGGCTACCGGTAAGGATGCATCTGCTAAGATCTCCGAACGTGATGACAAGAACTATGCAACTCAGGTTTTCTATTCTCAGACCATTGGAGCTACTCGAATGGAAGAGGCGAAAGTCGTTGAAATTGCATGTGCTGAATAAATAAGGAGTAAGGAAAAATGGCTGTTACTACTCAGAAAAGTACACAAGTAACTAATACTGATGCCACTCCTCCAGTAATGGAAGAGACATCAGATCTTCATGGTCGTATGCGTATCGCGTATTTCGATCACACTCAGTCAGGAGCTGGTGATGCAACCTCTTCAGTGGAGATTGTCCGCCTTCCTCCTGGCACTGTACGTCTACTCGGTGCGCTAAGTCGTGTTGAACATGCATGGACTACTGCTAGTGCAACTATGGATGTCGGTTGGGATGCTTATATAGATCTTGACGGTGATGCTGTAGCCGCTGACGCAGATGGTATTGATAATGGTATCGATGTTGATACCGCCGGAGCTACTGCTATCGGTTCTGCTTTGACTGCTGATACTAAGGTATTTACTTCTCGTGAAGGAGTATCTATCCGGTTGACAAGTCAGGATACCGCTATTGCAGATACGAATACTGCATCAGGCTATCTGGTTTACGTTGTAGACTAAACTAGTAGAGCTGAGCAGCTTAATCGCTGCTCAGCTCTGTTAACGGAATTAGATAATGGCAAGTGAAGTTCAAATTTGTAATGTAGCTCTTTCAAGACTTGGAGAAGATCCAATTATCTCCTTGACCGAGGATTCTAAAGCTGGGCGAGCTTGCAATCTAGTTTTTACTGATATTCGTGATAGTCTTTTACGCGCACATCCATGGAATTTTGCGGTTGCTCGTGCCTCTTTGGCTCAGTTAACTACAACTCCAGTTTACGGATTTAACTATGAATATCAGCTTCCAACTGACTGTCTTAAGGTTTTGAAGACGGATCCTGAAGGAGATGATATTGATTTTAAGATTGAAGGTAGAAAGCTATTAACTGACGAAGCTACTATCAATATTCTTTATATTTCAAGAGTTACAGATCCAGTTCAATATGATCCAATATTTATGGAAGTATTTTCTGCTAAGCTTGCTGCTGAATTAGCAGTCTCCTTAACAGATAGTATTACATTGGCTGATTTTCTTCATCAGAAATACGAGAAAGTTCTTTCTGAAGCTAGAGGTATGGATGCTCAAGAAGGAACACCAGACAATATTATTGCAGATGCTTGGATTGAATCTAGACTCTAATGCCTATTCAAACGCCAATTGTTAATAACTTTACCGCTGGAGAGCTGACTCCTCTTCTTGATGGACGAGTCGATTTCGCTAAATATTCGAATGGTTGTTCACAACTTGAGAATTTCAAAGTTTTACCTCAAGGAGGAATTTCTCGGCGCGGTGGAACTTTATACATTAATGAGGTTAAGGATCATACGAAAGTTACTCGTATAATTCCATTTGAATTTAGCACAACTCAAACTTATATTCTTGAGTTTGGTCATAACTATATTAGATTCTTTAAGGATTTAGGACGTATTGAATCTGGTGGTTCTCCAGTTGAGGTAGCTACTACCTATACAGAATCTGAAATTTTTGATCTTCAATTTGCTCAGTCTGCTGATACTTTTTATATAGTACATAAAGATCACGCTCCTGCAAAGCTTACTCGAACTAGCCACATTAATTGGACTTTAGCAGACATTACTTTTACTCAAGAAGGTACTGGATTAACTAAAGACCCAATCGAAATTGAAGTTGGAAGTGCAGACGTATTAGTCCATCATATTGGTCATGGCGTTGAAACTGGAGATTCAGTAACTCTTAGTGGATTAAAATGCGACGGGTTAGTAGATTCTGAAGTTAATGATACACACACTATCACAAAAATTGATTCTAACATCTATGAAATAACCGTAACAACCAACGCCACTGATCCAAGTAACACCCACTATACATATACTAGTGGAGATAAAACAGGCGGAACGAATGGAAGAGCTGTCTATCCTTTCTCTTGGACTACAAATAACTATCCTCGATCAATAACCTTTTTTGAACAACGACTTTGGTTTGCAAGTACTCCAAATGATCCTCAAACTCTATGGGCTTCTAAGTCTGGAGATTATGAGAATCTTAGCCAAGGACCTTTAGCCGATGATTCGTTAGAATATACAATTGCAACAGAGCAAGTTAATGTAATTCAATGGCTTTCTCCTGGAAAGACTCTTGTAGTTGGTACTGCCGGTGGTGAGTTTATTGTTTCAGCTTCAAGTCAAGAAGAAGCAATCACTCCTTCTAATGTAAGGATTGTTAGACAATCTACTTATGGAAGTGCCGCTGTACTTCCAATTAGATTAGCTGATGTAGTATTGTATACTCAAAGATCTAAACGCAAAATACGCCAATTTGTTTATAATTTTGAATCAGATAGTTTTGTTTCACCTGACCTAAATTTGTTAGCTGAACATATTACGATCGGTGGAATTAAAGAAATTGCTCTTCAACAAGAGCCATCTCCAACAGTCTGGGGAATTTTAGATACTGGCGAATTAGTAGGAATGTCCTATCTTAGAGATCAAGAGGTTATTGCTTGGTCTAAACACTACATCGGTGGAACTGATGTAGAAGTTAAATCAGTAGCTATACTTCCACCTCCAAGTAACTGCTCTTGTGATGAAATTTGGTTAGTAGTAGAAAGAACAATCAATGGTTCAACTAAACAGTATCTTGAAGTTATTAGGCCAGGGCTTAGAGAAACTGAAGATATAACAGATGCTTTCTTTCTTGATAGTGCGTTATCATATGATGGAAGTCCTGTATCTTCAGTCAGTGGACTAGACCATCTTGAAGGTGAAATTGTTTCTGTTTTGGCTGATGGCACTGTACACCCAACTAGAACAATATCTTCTGGCGCCATTACACTTAATGATTCGTATTCAAAAATTCATGTTGGTTTACCATTTACTTCTAAGATGACAACTATGAATCTTGAAGCTGGAATGGTATCAGGCAGTACCGCTCAAGGCGCAATTAAACGAATTAGTAATATTATTCTTAGACTTTATCGTTCACTTGGTATTAAAGTCGGAAGTTCTGAAACTAAATATGATTTGATTCCATTTAGGTCTTCAGCACATACTATGGATTCAAGCATTGGGCTATTCACTGGTGACAAAGAAGTTTCTTTGAGATCTGGTTATGATACAGATGGAAAAGTATTTGTAATGCAAGACCAGCCTCTTCCATTAACAATTTTAGCTCTTATTCCTAGAGTAAAGACAAACGGTAAGTAATATGTGTACTGGTTTTGAAATGGCTTTATTGGGAATGTCAGCAGTAGGCACTTTGCAATCAATGTCTGCAGCTAGAGATGCTGCTGAACGCGACGCTCAAATTCAAGAACGCCAAGCAATTATTGACCAACAGCGAGCTGAAGAAGATGCTCGCCGTTCTCGTGAAAGATTCGCTAAACTCAAAGGAGAACAGCGAGCTAAATTCGCAAAAGGTGGAGTTACTTTTGAAGGAACTCCTGCTGCCATGTTAGCAGCCACTGCTGAAGATGAAGAACTCGAAGCTTTGTCAATTCTTCATAGTGGACGTTCGTCTGCTGAATCTAGAAGAATTTCCGCAGCCTCAGCTAGAGCTGAAGGAAAAGCGGCCGCAACTACTGCTTTGATTTCTGGTGGAACTTCGCTTCTTACTTCTGGAATTAAATATCAGAAGACTGGTAACATTCTTGGAATTCAATCATAATGCCTAGAATACCTACTTCTCAAGTAAGCAACCTTCCAGCTGGAGCTCCAATTCCTCGCGGAACTTCTATGTCTGTGATGATGGGACCAGGTCAAGCTCTTGTAGCTGGTTCTGAAAAGATTCAATCTACTATGGCTGATCTTGAAGCAAAAACTAAAGTTGCCCGTGATAAGCAAAAGAAGATTGAAGCTCAAGCCTATGTAAATGGTCTTGGATCTGAAGCTCTTATGCAGTGGAATACTCTAAGAGACACAAATATTCAACAGCATGGAGCTGGCAACTCAAATATCATCGATTTAACTTCAGGTGATATTGACGATTTTATCATAGACAAAGCTAATCAAGCTCCTAGTGATTATGCTTATGAACAAACTAAGAAAGATCTTTATAGACTGAAGCAATCATTCATTAAAGAAACTATTAAGAATCAACGTTCAGCTTTCAAAACTGAGAATACTAGACTTCTTACTGAAGACTTAAATACTTATCGCACACAGATTAGAGATAACTGGAATGATTGGTTACCTTATTGGACTAATGGCCTTACTGCTCTAAAAGGTGCAGCTGTCTGGCAAACTCCCGAAGAGAATAACAAAGCAGTTAATGAATTTATTGAAGGCGCTTCTTCTGATGTTCTTTCTGGTTGGTACGGATCTCAAGTTGATAAGATCGGCGCTTCTGAAATGATCCGCAATGGAGATATCAATCTAGATCTTAACCGCTTCTTAAATAAGCTCGATACAGATCAACGTAATGAGTTAGCTAATGATCTTTTGGATCAACATAACGAATTACTTCGAGCTGAGAATGCTCGATTCCAAATCCAAGAAAGAGTAAAGAAAGAGAATACGAACAAAGTTCTTCTTGACTTCTTTTCTACTACTCCATCAACAGAAGGTACAAAGACTCATGAGGATAGACTCGCGACTATTGCAGATCTTAGAAGGTCGAATGCAGTGTCTCCTACTGTCCTTCGCCAAATGGAAGATTTTGTTAGTGGTAAAGAGTCTCTTGATAACGAACAAATTGAAGCAAAAATACTCGCTGGAATCTATGACGGATCGATTCGTTCAATTTCCGATGTAATTCCTTATGTCGGAGAAGGTTTAAGCTTTCAAACTCTTGGTGATAAGTATATTCCGCTTCTTCAATCTCAGCAAGATAAACGTTTTAAGTCTGCTGCAAATTATTTGAAGAACCGGTTAGGAATCCCAGATCAAGGTTTCTTAAGTTTGTCTTTGGATCCTAAAGCTCCTGAACGTAAGCGCATGACTGCCTTATCTGAGCTTCAAAGAGAATTTGCAACTAATCCGAGCATCGACTTATTTAAGAAAGCTGAAGAGCTTGTTGAGTCAATTGAACACGAAGAAATGGTCGAACATCAGAATAAAGTCAATAAGCTTAAGAGACAATTTGACGCGCTTACGCAGTCTCCTGAATTTGCAGATAATCGTAAATTACAAGAGGAAGCAGCAAGACTTCAGATCGAGATTGATTATTTGGAAAAGAATAAATGATTGATTCACAATACTTAGAAAGCCGAAACAATAGTGCTCTGTCGAGATCTGAAAATGGCCTTGAAACCTTATCTAATATAGGCTTTAGTCATAAGATCCGTAATGCTGAAACTGGACAGGTTTATGGTAAGTCTTCTCTTGGTTCTATATTTACACCATTAGAAAACCAGCCAGAAGCCGAACCAATTGATGTTGCGACGGCCGGACCAATCCGTCAACATCTTCAAGGAGCGGATCCATTTTTTAAGCCACTAATTCAGCCCGATCCTACTGCTGGAATTCCAAAACCTTCAGAGCCTGATTCTTCTGCTACTGCTGGAATTCCTTCTCCATCTGAACCTCATGAGCTTCATGATGGAGAAGCTAAATCATTTGAGCCAAGTCTTCTTGAAAGCTTATTTGAAACTGGAACTACAGTCGCCAAAGAAACAGGAAAAGCGACTTTCGGCGCAATAGTAGATACCTCCGACGCGGTTAATGCTCTTCTTGGTCTTGGTGATTACGAGTTTCCAGGGCCTAAAATTGATCCTGATCTGATTACTCCAGAAACGACTGGTGGACAAATCGCTCAAGACCTTATTCAATTTACTGGTGGAGGCATAGTAGGAACTTCAGTCAAATTTGCAAGAAATGCTAATTTCCTCAAATCTGTATCAGATGACATCATCACTTCTCTTAAGTTTCTTCTTGGTGGAACTACAGCTATGGGTCCAGAAGCTGAAAATCTTGGCGACTTAGCTGATAGCATTGGAAATTTGAATAATCCTGCAGCTGAAGCATTTAGAAAAGCCTTGATTTGGGGATTGAAGAAAGACGTAGATGATTCTACATTTGAAAAAATGCTCAAGAATTATGCTGGTGTTGCGATTGAAGAAGTAATGATTCTTCCTTTGGTTCTTAAGTTTGGTGAAATTAAAGCTTGGCTGAAAACAAGACCTAAGCAATTACCGGCAGTTATGATACCTGGAGTTATTGATGTTGATAATAGTAGTATGAATGAATATGCTGCTGAAACTGAAATGACTAATATTGTAAATGAAATTGAAAATAATAAGGTTGAACTGCTTCAGCTTTTAGACCAAGTCAGTCTTAAAAGTGAAGAAGATCTTGAACAATTCAATAATGATAAGTTTGAAGCATTAGGAATTGGTCCTGGATCTCAGAACCAATATGTGATTCATAATCCTCAAGAACCAGTTCAAGTAGCCGTAACTGGATTTGGTTCTAGTCTTATTCGCAAAATTCTACGACGCACTGAAGAAATTGAAGGAACTACAGTTCCTGAAAATGTAACCATACGTCCAGGAGTTAAGCCACCAGAATCTGACTTCAATTTTGAGAGAATGAATACAACTGATGATATGCAACTCCAAATGGAGGAAGTATCTCAGTTCTATTCAGAACAAATTACAGAAGCGACTCGTGGAGAATTACGTCACGAAGCTATCGAAGATCTCGCTAATATGCTTGATTGGACTCCTGAAGATATTCTCAAAAGAGAACAAGGTGGAACTTTTAATGCAGAGCAAATGCTCGCATCACGAAAGCTTCTCCTTACTTCTTTGGACAAGTTGACTGAACAAGCGAATAAGATTGCTCGTGGAGGAACAGATGAAGACAAGTTAGCTTTCTTCCGCCAACTTAACCTTCATGCTGCTATGCAAGCTCAAGTTAAAGGTGCTCAAACCGAAATCGCAAGATCATTAGGACAATTCAATATCCAAGCGACAGGACTTGACCGTTCAGTAGAACTTGAAAGGTTCTTAACAGATATCACTAAAGGTGGTAATGTTTCAGAAATTGCACAGCAATTCTTGTCTCTACCAGATGCAAGATCAATGAACAATTATGCTCGTAATATAACTAAAGCTACAAGCACCGATATGTTCTTCGAAGTATGGATCAATGCTCTGCTCTCGAATCCAGCAACTCATGCGGTAAACGTAGCATCAAATGCGCTGTTTTCTCTTTGGTCTATTCCTGAACATATTCTTGCCGCTGGTCTTGGTAAGTCAAGAAATATGGTAACTGGAAGTCAGGACCGTGTTAGAGTTCAAGAAGCAATGGCCACAGTTCGCGCTATGAATCGTGGAACTAAAGAAGGTTTTGCTTTCGCTTGGGAAGCCTTTAGAAAAGATCAGGTTCACTCTAATTTCACTAAACTTGAAGGAATTGACAAGCAGAAGATTACTGCTGCTAACTTTAACTTAGATGAAAATTCGATTGCCGGTCGAGGAGTTGACTACCTTGGTCACTTTGTTAGATTACCAGGAAGATTCCTTATGGCTGAGGATGACTTCTTTAAGGCATTGAATTACCGCATTGAAACAGAGCGGATGGCTACTCGTAAAGTACAGAATGCTCTTGATAATGGTGCAACCAAAGAAGAAGCAAACAAGCTTTACCGCGATATCATTGAGAATGGCGATCCAGAAATTCATGTACGTTCAGTCGAATATGCTCGTGAAATGACATTCACTAAAGAGCTTGGAACCTTTGGAAAATGGCTCGATCAGGGTAGATTCAAATTCCCTGTCATGCGAGTATTTATGCCGTTCCTTAGAGCCCCAACGAATCTAATTAAGGAAGCTGGTGCTAGATCTCCTATTGGATTCTTTATGCCATCTGTTCAAAAAGAGTTGGCTGCTGGAGGAGCTCGACGAGATCTTGCTTTGGCTAAGATTGGATTAGGTTCTTCAGTTTCTACTTGGGCTGCTCAATGGTCAGCCGAAGAGAAGATTACTGGCGGTGGTCCAGGAACTCCAAACCTTAAGCGCACGCTTGAAGCGACTGGATGGAGACCATATTCATTTGTGTTTGAGGCCAATACAGTATCAGACGAAACACTTGCTAATCTTAAAGAAGTTGGAATTGATACTTCGCTTTATGAAGATAAGCTCTATATTTCATATGAGCGCATTGAGCCATTTGCTACTCTGCTTGGTGTCATGGCTGACGCATCTGACTTTACGAAATATGCAGACAATGAAGATGATGCTAATACCGTAGCAATGCACGCGTTAGGAGCAATTCTCCATAACCTTGGATCTAAAACTTGGATGCAAGGTGTCGCATCAATGTCAAATGCATTTGATGATCCAGATACTTTTCTCTCAAGTTATGCCAAGAATATGGCTGGTTCTTTGGTTCCAGCAGGAGTTAATGTAGTAACTCGTCAAATGGATCCAACCAAAAGAGAAACACGAGCGGATCCTGCACTTAGTGCTCCACGTCAAGCATTTAATTCGATTCTTAACGGAATCAAAGCTAGAACTCCTGGCTATGCGGAAGATCTTCCTCCTAAACTTGGTCCATGGGGTGAAGAAATGACCTATGGTAAAGGTAAATGGTACGAGATTGTAAGTCCATTTAGAACAAGTAATGGAAGCCAAAGCGCAATTGATAAGGAACTCCTTCGTCTTGGCCATCCAATGAGTTTGCCAACAAGACAGATTGAAGGAATTGACCTTACACCAGAACAGTATAATGCTTATGTGAAGATCATGCATAAGGAAACATTAGATCCAAATACTGGAAAGAATCTTCGCAGAACACTTGATGCTTTGGTTAAAGCGCCAGGATACAAGAGACTTTCTGATGAAGAGAAGATTGATCACATTACTAATATCCGCAATAAGTTCCAAAGCATCTCAGCTCAACGAATGATTGCAGGAGATAGGAGACTGAGGACGAGTAAAATGAAAAAATTGATCGAAGAGATCGACGCAAGAGAAGCGGCTAGAATGGGAGTTATGCCATGACTGTTTCAACTACTACGAATAAGGTTTCATATACAGCAACAGCGTCACAGACGGTCTTTGTATATACTTTCAAGATATTCGCAGATGCGGATTTGAATGTTTATGTAGATGGAACACTGCAAACTCTGACCACAGATTACACTGTTTCAGGAGCAGGAGATGTAGGAGGAGGAAATGTAACATTTGTAACAGGTAGAACTGCTAGTGAGGTAATCGTCATTGAACGTATCCTCTCAGCCACCCAGGGAACAGA